AATTTTCTGGAGTAAAAATATTGTATTGTTCTTCATTCATTACAAATAAATGAGGTTTCTTTTTTTCTTCATTTGCAAAATAATAAAAAGCTACTTGGGATAAATGCTCATCAAATCCTAAATAATCTTCTTCTATTTTTGGTAATGAATAATTAGATGTACCATCTTTTCTTGGTCTATTTTTCTTACGCCATTTAGTTTTAAGTTCTATAAAATTATTTTTATCTTCCAGATCTATTCTACCTATCGTTGGAAGAATGCAGCCATCTAAAGTCAAAGCAACAGATCTCTCACATTCAATAGGAGAAGTTAAATTAATTTCTCTTAAACCAGTTTTTAATGTTTGAAATGCTTTGGCTAAACCTAATCGATTAACATCGTGTTGAGCCTTATCTATGTCATCTGCGGGTTCATATAAATTAAATTTATCTAAAATTTTATCAAATATTTTTCTTTGCGGTGGGATCTCTTTTTTAACTAATCCTTTACCAA